TCTTTCCGAACATGAGCGAGAGCGTGTCCTCGATGACTGAAAGGTTCGCCACGTGGGAGGCGTGGTCCGCCGCGCGGGTCGGGTCGATGAGCAGGGGCTCGCGGCCCTTGAGAGCGTTGGTCAGGAAGCGCATTGGGTTAGGCGTTGGAAGGGGTAGTGGTAGCGGTGCCGGCGTTGGTCGTGCCGGGCTGGGTGTTGCTCATGCGGTACAGGAGCTCGAAGGGCAGTCCGTTGCGGGCGGCCAAGTCGCGGATAAAGGCCATGTCCTGCGCCCGCTTCTCCATCTCCTCGCGGAAGTCCATACCGCGCTGCGAGTAGAGTTCGGACATGGACATAAGGCCCATCTCAACGTCGGCGCGGTCGTTCGCGGCCTCGCGGCCGGCGTCAACAGTAACCCGCTTTGGGGTCGTCCAGGACACCTTCTCCCAGCCGTCGATGCTGGGCAACTCGCCGCGGGCGATGGCGTCGCCGATGATGTAGCCCCACGTGGGCAGGCATACCGAGTCGATGAGGATTTGCTGATGCCGCCCGGCGATGCGGTCCATCTTCGCCACAGTCAGGCGCACCGAGGCGCCGTTGATCTGCGAGGGGTCGATGAAGTCCAAAGGCATCACGCCCATCGAGGCGTCCGCCTTCGTCATCCGCATAAACGGGTCGAAGTTGGCGTTCGGGCGGTTCGAGGCCTTGAGGTCGATGTCCTCGCCGGGCTCCAAAGCGACGAACTTTCCGCCGAGGCCCTGACCTAGAGCCGCCGCCGCGTTGGGGTTGCTGGCGAGCTCGGAGGCCAAGTCGGGACCGAACTCCCCGCCGTTGCGCTTCAGCACGCGGACGATGTCGGCGTGGTCCTTGACCGCCGTCTTCTCGAGGGCCATCATCTCCATCGCATCCTGGATGTCGTTCCAGGAGTGCTGCAAGAGCGGCAGGCCGCGGGCCCCGGAGATGAACTCGGGGTCGTGCACCATCATCATCGCGTTCGCAAGGATGAGGCGGGACGAGCCGTCGGAGCGGTAGACGTTATAACCGACAATCTCGCCGTAGGCGCCGAACTGGATGCCGTCGTGCATACGGTCGGGCACAGGCACGCCGACGGGGTTGCCTACCCGATGCGCCTCGATGCCCTGCAACTTGGCCGCGCCGGCGCCGTCCCGCACCTTCGCGAGGAAGAAGTCGCCGTCCACAACCCAGCGGCGCTCCGCGATCCGCAGGAGGTCGTTCAATGAATAGCGGCCCGTGATGTCGATACGCTTGCTCTTCTCGGCGAAGTAGGACTCAGCCGCTGCATTCCAAGCAGGGTCGGCGGAATGGGCCTGCGGGCGGATGCCGTCCCCGACCGTGTAGGTCACGAGGTCCGAGACCATCTGCCGCTGAAGACCGCTGTTGCGCTCCCCGTGGCGCATCTTCTTGACCAAGTCCGCGCGACGCGAGGGCGTCAGGTCGCGCCGCTGGTCCTGCGCAGGCGAGAGGAACAGGTACGAGCGACGGCCGTTCGTCTCGTTGCCGTTGTACGCCCCGAACGTCGAGGCGGAGGCCTTCGGCGAACCACCCTTGCCGCGGGGCTTGGGAACGGGCGCCTTGATGCTGGGCTTGCGAGGAGCGGGCATAAAATCAGAAGCCGTCGAAGTTCTCCCAGTTGGGACGGATGACGGTCACCCGCTTGCCGTAGGTGTCGGGGTCGAGCTGGGACAGCGCCATCCGGCATTCCGCCAGGACCTCCTTCACGGGCATCACGAACTGCTTCGAGACATTCGTCCCGCTGTCCGAGTATGACATGATGGTCTTGCCTTCCTTGAGCATGGCGACCGCCTTGTCGCGGATCGCGAGGATGTCGGACTCGGACAAGCCGATGAAGATGCCGGAGGCTGCCATGGGTAGGTGCTACCCTATGCCACGGGTCAAAGGTGAAAGGGGGAGGAGACGGCCCCGCCCACCGCCAGCCTGCCAGCCATGAGCACAGCGAGACCGTCTCCAGAGACAAGCAAAGGGGCCGAGGGTCATGAGTCAACCTCAGTCGTCGGTTCCGCCGTCGGCGCCTGAGACCCGACCAGCCCCCAACGGATAGCCAGGAGGGCGGCGAGACATTCGCAGTCAAGGGCGTGGTTGTCCTTCTTACCCTGCGGAAGTATCCACATGGGCTTGCCGGTCCGTCGGTCCTTCACCCGAACCTCGGCGTCCATTTGCTCGGCGTACTCGGCCGGCGCGTCGCTGGCGAAGGTGTGTAGGCGGCGGGCGCGGAGGCCGTGCAGGATGTCCTTCAAGGCGATGTTCGAGTAGGAGATGAGGCGGGCGCGGTTCCTCTGCCCAGGGACAAGGACCGCCTGCGGCTCGGAGTAGAATCGGCGCCTGTTCTGCCCGATTGCAAAGTCCTCCTGACCCGAGCCCTTGGCGACCTTCCAGTTGCGCTTGGCGCACTCGGCGTAGACGACCTGCGTCTGGTCGCCAGAGTCGACGAGCACCATCGCCGGGTGAATACCGTGGGTGACGGCGAGTGCGTCGAGCTCCTGCCAAGTATCCACCCGACCGAACCAGCGGAGCCGAGACGACCCCTTCTCGCCCCACGATCGGATGACCGCCCAGAAGTGGCCGCGCTGGACGTCGATGCCCATCGTTCGAAAGACGATGCCAGAGGCCTCGCGCGTGAACTTGCCCTTCGGGTCCAGCCGAGCCTCGTCATCCCACGCGTCCGACATCCGATAGTCGCTGGCCTTCGCGTCCGTAACCATCGTCCCGCCCTCCTCGCTCCACGCCATCGCAAGACGCTTCTGCTTGAAGATACGCCGCGGGCTCTCGTCGCCGTAGACGTCGGAAGCCTCGGAGGCCTCGAGCATCATCACGCCCAAGTCGCCCCAGCTCATCGAGGCCAGCGAGTTCCAATGCAGGCCGACGTAGCCCGATCGCGTCGCCGGCGCCGTGGCGACGAACTGCCCTCGGGCGTTGCAGGCCGTCCGCGTCCCGCCCGTGTCAGGCAGGCGCTCCTTGCAAGACCCGCACTCGTAGGTCGTGCCCGCCGCCACCTTGGCCTTGTCCCAGCCGGCCGAAGTCTTCGCGTCCTCGGGGAAGCGCACCTGCTCCCACAACCAGGGCTGCAGGTGGTCGCACTTCGGGCAGCGGAAATGCCAGTCACGCTGGTCCGTCGATTCGTGCAGGACGTGAAAGTCGTCGCCCGCAATCCCGCCCTGCGACATGAACAGGCGCTTGCCCATCCAGCCGAAGGCCGTCACTCGGGCCGACGCCTCGCCAATGTGACCCTTCGGCCAAAGCCAGCACTCGTCGCCGATGAGCCAACGGATCGCGCGGCGCTGAAGGTTCTTGTCGTTGTGCGCCCCGAGCACCCACGCCGTCATGCCCTGGAACTGTATCGTCGAGGAGCGGTCCATCTCGGGCACCAGCCGCTCCTTAACAGGCGGGCAGTTGTCCCACAGCGGGCGCAGGGCGGTGAGGTTGAAGTCACGCGCGTTCTGGTCGTTGTCCTGGAGGATGAGCGTCGGGCCGGCCGCGCGCGCCGCAACGTGGCACGTGAGCAGACGGGCGAGCAGAGTCTTGCCGCTCTGGATGCTGGCGAGCACAGTGACCAGACGCACCTCGGGGTCCACGCAGATTCGCAGGGCCTCCGCGATCCACGGCGTGCGCTCTGCACGGAACGGCCCTGGCATCGGCGAGTCGGGGATGGCGAGCACGTTGTCTTCGCACCAGTCCACCACGTCGCCGCTGTCCGACGGCGCAAGCATCGAGCGACCAAGCGCGAGCAAGGCTGGGTCAGTCATAGCGGCCGGTCCTTTTCAGTTCGAGGAACAGGTAGTCGGCGAAGGCAGACCAGTTCTTGAATCGCTTGGGCTTCAGACGCAGGTCAGCGTGCCGCTTGCTCGGAGGCGGCATCTTCTTGCGGGGCTTCTTAGGTTTGCGAGCCATCGGTCGAGAGGTCGATGCGCGCCTGCCTGACCCAAGCGTCCAAGGCCTTGGCGGCGAGCGCGGGGTTGTCGGGGTTCGCCTTCTCGGCGACCTCGAGCGCCAACTTGTCGAGGCGGGCCAAGACCTCGCCGGCGAACGCGCGCACGCTAGCCTCCGCCACCTCCCGCTTGATGTATTCCTTCGCCGCCAATGCCCGGCGCTCCTGCTCCTCCTCGAGCGCCATCAGGGTCTTCAGCGATTGGTTGTACGCCGTCTGGTACTTCCCCTGGTTGGGGTCGCCGCTCTCCATCGAGGCGTTCCAGACGCCCTCCGCCCGGGCCACGAGCTGACGATGCCGGCCGATCGTCGAGGCCAGCGTCCCGTCGTCCAGGGAGTTGAGCGTCGAGGGCAACGGCGCCGAGGTCACCGAGTTGCGGTCCTCGCGCCACTTGAGCGCCGCCTCGATTGAGTCCCTCGGCATCCCCTGTTTGATGAGCGCCGACACCCGCTGAGGCGTCACGCCCAGGGCGGCCGCCAAGTCGAGGTTGCGAAGGGGCGTGGTCATAAGTCAGCAACCCATAGAAAACCCGGTGGTTTTGCGTGATTTTTTCCCGGGGTGCGGGGCCA